TGTCCGGCGTACTGTTTTCCGTGACTTGCAATCCGTTTAACACACCCCAAGGCCTGCTTCCCAACATAATGTTGTTCGGGTCTACGTGGTAGAATTTCTCTCCGTCCGCATACATTTTACGGCCTCCTATTTTTTATTATTATTTGATATTTTAGGCTAAAGTCGCTTGTTTTATTTATCGCGGGGTGCACTACCCTTGAAATCATGTCGCCGGCGGTTGCATCGTTGAACAAGCCGACTTCGGTTAAAGCGTAACCGTTCGCCTCGTTTGTCCCTATTTCAACTTCGAAAAGCACCTGTCCAGTTGCAGGTTTACTTTTACTTGAAATTGCTTTCCGCAGCACTTCGTTTTCCAGTGCTGTCTGCGTCGCCAACACTTGGCCTGTGCCGGTTCCGATGGCAATGTGGCTGGGCGGGTTAACCGAGTCGCCGTAAAGCCAGTTTCGGTCAAGATTTAGCCCCGCGTTTACTATCAACTTCCTTCACCTTTTCTTTATTTTTTAGTTCCAGTTCAACTGTTTTAATGCAGTATCGGATAAAGTCGTTTAGACTGTTAACTCCGACTTGGCGGCGTATTTCGTCGATATTAGGGTAAGAGACTACGTCTATCGTGGTTTTGATGCAAAACTTTATGAAGTCGTTTAAATTTGAAAAGCCAAGTTGTCTTCTAATGTTTTCGAGAAAAGTTATTTCCTGTGTGTTCGTTTCCATTTTAAATATACATTCATCCACTTAACTCACCTATTACTTTACTAAGCAAATATATGTTTGAAACTAAAAGGTAAAAAGTAACAATGATTTCTAAAGAAATAATAAATTTGTTGTATTCAAATAGCTTGAAACTTTTTTCTAATGCTAACTTAATAACAATAATAAGCCACAGTAAGATATATCCAACCGTGAAGCCGCTACTTATAAGCTTATGAATGTTTTTTAGTGTTTTTTTAATTTTGTTCTTTTCCATTTTTACCCCCCTTTAAATTAAATATCCTTCATACCAATAATCAATATAATCACTTGAATCTAACTTATAATACCAACCAGCAGGAACAAACGCTTTTAAAGCATAGACAGGAGCCAAACTTGAATCTGAAGAAAGAAACCTATCTACGGTATAGTATGTTGATGTGCTAGGCCCAATTATAAGTTCACCATCACCCGCACCAGACGTATTAAGTAAAATACACACAAAAAGAGTTTTGCCACTTGTGTTTTGATACCACGTATTTAGGCTTCGATTAAGTTTTTCATCACTTAAACTTGGATTTGTGTTTTTCCAGCCTTTTCCCGCCACAGTTTCTTTAATCCATAAGTCTCCACTAGCTTTTAAGTCTAATAGTTTAGTCCACGTCTCGTCGCCTGTAGTTGGGTCTGAACCTGATGTACACAATGAAACACCTAGAATTGTTCCACTTGCCGAATTTGAGTCTCCTAAAACTATTGCCTGATTTATAGTTCCTTGCTCGTTTATGAAAGCAATCATATGCCCATAATCGTCTGCAATTCCATATTTACTACTTGCCAAACCAACTCTAATCCTCAAACCATTATCTATATTATCAGCTAACGTCCAAAACTCAGTACAAAATATCTTATTCCATCTGCGACTTGCACTTCCAAAATTTCTTGAAGCATCAGCATCTGGACGTAAATTTTGTGCAATTGCGGCAATATTCTGCAAATTCAAAGCGTTAGTTATAATCTCTGTTCCAGCTACTTTTAGCCCTTGCCTGATGTCTACTTTCCCATCTGACCGAGTTACCCACAACGCCTCTCTTAGCGTTCCGTTATCCATCATGTTTATTTTGAGGATGTTGTTCGTTGCATCGTAATGTATGTCTGCCCCGAAATTATCGTTTTCCTCTCTTAACTCTATTTTTATATCGTAATTTGTATCATTCATTAATTTCAAAAGAGTTGTCTCAGTCCTCGTCCAAGTGCCGAGATATATGTTTCCTGCGAAGTGTCCGTTTTGGAACGGGTTTGTGGGGCTTCCAATGTTTATTCCGCTTGTAGACGGTATTATGTCGGAGTCGATGGTTATGATGTCTGTGATTTTAAGGTTGTTTATGGCGTTTATTATTTCGTTTATCTTGTTTTTCTTTGTTTTATCTCCGTAACGGTCCCACCACTCCTCTACAAGCTGAATATTTACCATTACTCATTACTCCATATCAGTTCTTCACTTCCTGTCGAATAACCCAACTTGCTGCCGAACGCGGAAAACGTCGGGTGACCTAAAATAAAACCCTCACTAACATATTTCCGGTAAATCCTAACAACAACCTCCATGACTTTCTCGTCTTGGAACCTGTTGTAGCGGACCGGTGTGGCCTGTAGGTCGGCGTCACGTAAATCTATGTCAACTACTTTTTTAGTTAAATCAGCTAAAATGTCTTGTAGTTCAACGCTGTACTCTGCGGTTTTAATTCGACACGTACTGGGCGGAACGTTAAACTCCATTTCTAAAACAACGAACTGCGAGTCGATGTTTCGCTCGGGAATTCTTATTTTGACGAGTTGTCCGGGTGCGAGGTTGCCGACGTCGTCTATAAGTGTCACACATGTGACACGTTGAATAGGGTTAGCCTTACGACGCAAAATAGCCATCGCCCGCTCATAGGCTAAATCTTCGTTGTCAACGGTGGGGTCCACCACAGTGTCCTCGCGGATTCCCCATGTTTGCTGTGCCTGTAGGTCTTCGACCTGTACGCAGATGCCTTCTTTACCGTAAAATGTCAAACGTGTGACAACGTCTTTTCCGAGTTTAGGAGCATCGTACGTTAAAATGTTGGTAGTGCTTGAAAGCGTTAAGCCGCTGTCGAGGGTTTCTCGCGGGAAAAAGTTAAGGTCTTTGTATTCGTCTACGTGAAAGTCGTATTTAGCTATTTCAGCGAGCTCGTGCATCACCTTTAGCAGCGACACACCTTTCCATTCACGTGTAATATACGTGTTTGTTGTCTGCACGTTGCTTGTCGTTATGTCGGGCGTATAAGTCGGGATAAGGCCGTCGGAACTATTTGTTATTATGTCGCTTATTTCCCGGTTGCTGTAAGACTTATACACACGTCTATCTAGGAGGCGGGCTGTGTAGTCTCGGCCGCTTAAATTAACGTAGAACTGTGTTTCCGTTACGTTTTCAACCCGGCCGCGGAACTTTAAAGTCCCGTTGAACTTTATTTTAATGTCGTCGCCGTACTGGAATTTTCCGGTTAAGTTTTGCGACGGGTCGTAGAGCTTCACGGCGAAGCTTTTAGTGTACTGCGTTACGCTGCTGTTAATTTTCAAGTCGCTAAAATAATCGGTGTAATCTACGTCGTTGACAAGTACCGTTACGCTTACCATTATGTTTCCACCACCTTCATTTCGATTATAACGGTGCTGTCACGTACGCTGCCGCCGGTTTCAATTTCCCGGACCTTACTTATCTGCACGGTGAAGCTTCTCGCCCCGGTTTCACCCGAAACACCCCATTCAAACGTCCACGGGTCGCCACCCGACCGCACGGCGTCAATAACTTCCTCGATTTTTTGTTCCTTTGTTTTACTTGCGTCTGTCTGTGGATGCCAGATAAGCATGATGGTTTGCACTCCGCGGCCGTCATCTATAATCTCGGTGCGGCCCTGCTGAAACTTGAAAATATGGAGTTCTTTTTCGAGGTCCCGCCGTATTTCCGGTACGGGTTCAAATGTTATAGTTGTGGCTCCGCGAGATAAACGTATGGTTTTCACGCGGTTCCCCTCCTGTAATATTCGTCCATGAGTTCTTCGAAAATTGCCTGTAAAATCATTTTAAGGTCGAACGGCGAGGTCGCCATAGTGCTGTGCAGGTCTATTTTAGGTTCAAGTCGGATAACGGTGTAGCTCGGGGAGCCCGGTGGCGTAATGTTTAAGACGGGTGTAATTTTGTTGACGGTTTTCCGTACGCCGCCGGTGAAAGCTTCTCCGAGTTCTTTACCGTATATTACGATGTTTTTAAGTGGGCCGCGTTCCGGTAGGCTGCCGCCGAAAAACCCGGCCAACCACTCGGTGAAGTTTTTTACTTGTTCTTCCGCGTAGGTCTTTGCTTTTTCAAACCCGCTTACAAACCATTCAATCAGTTTTTTACCGGCTTCCATCATCCAGTCTTTTAAACTCGTGAACCAGTCGAGTAAACCGTGTATGGCGTCTTTAGCGTAGTTTGCTGCTGCTTTCCAGTCGCCGCGAAAAACAGCTTTAACTATGCCAAGCGCGTCTTTTACTAAACGCAGTTGCAGTTTAAGTGACGCGGCGAGTGGTTTGGGTAAACGGTTTAAAACCCCGCTAACCGTGTTTTCAATTGTTCTCCAATCTCCAGTCCAGACAGCTTTAATAAGGGTCGTTGTTTTCTGCCACGCAGTTTTTAAACTAGATAAAAACTTAGGGATATTAGTGCTTAGCCAGTCAACTACTATTTTTGTTTTATCTCTTATGCCGAGCCAGTTGTTTTGCCACGCCACGTAAAGTAAGGCTCCCGCGGCGATAACAAGGCCGATAACGGGGATAAGTGTGGACATGGATACTCCTAGGACGGTTACGCCGCCGGCGGCTGCACCTGCACCTAAACCCACCGCGGACAGTAAAGGCCCTAACGCTCCGAGAAAACTTATTACGGGTCCTAGAACGGCGGTAAGTAAAACAACCATGCTTATAAACTGTTGTACGGGTTCCGGTAAGCTAACAAACCAATCCACCAGTTTACCGAGTAAATTGGCTACGGTTTCAAAAACCGGGCCGAGCTCCTCGCCTAAAACGTAATATACGCGTTCCATTTGGAACTGCATTTCAGCCATAGCCACGCTCAAAGTGGGTGACGCTCTTATCATGGCGTACATTGTACCCATTGCGGCGGCGGAAACACTCATAAAAGCGAGATGCCATGTTCTGAAGGCTTTTTTACTCTCGGTTTCAGCTTCTTTCAGTTCGCCGCGGAATTCTTTTAAGATTTTTTGGGCTGTTTGCAGGTTTTTAACCGCGGCACCTATTTCTGCTTCTAGTACGATTTTAAGTTGTTCTACATCCATGTGTGGCCCTCTATTTGTTTTAAAATATAGTTGTAGATTTCTTTCGCCTTCTTTTTAGGTAAAGCGTTTATTTGGGCTTCCTCGAAAAACATCGTGCCACTTGTATCAGATACGCCGGGAATTTTAAGTATGATTGTAGAGGAGAAAACCCCTTTTACAAGTTGTACGCCGAAAATCTTGCTGTAAGGGTAGCTTTCAATTTTTTTATGTAGGCCTAGCCAGCTCGGGTTTACGATTATTACGCGTTTGTTTGTTACGATGATGGTGTCGGGTGTCACAGGTGAGCCGCCGGGTTTAACCCGGCTCTGCGAAGCCTTAAACAGTATTTTTTCGTCTTCAAACAGTAGTTTTTCTATTTTCATGGTGTTAGTCTCCTAAGTTTTTGTTCGGCTTCAAGCCGTTCTTTATGTTCTTCTTTTGCTATCCAATCTAAGATTGCTATTAGCTCGTCGTAGCGGCGTTTAGGTAACCGTAAGATTTCGCTGTAACTCATGCCGGTGGCCTTCATAAGCCGAAAATCGTCGACGAGAAGCTTTATTTTATAAGGTCCTCCGAAGCCATCGAGATAACGCCATATTTTTTTTTCTCGGCTTCCGGTAAATCAGTTAACTCCCGGATGGTTTCATAGAGTAGTTCGAAAAGTTCACCGTTAAGCTGTTTGACTTGTTCGAACGTCATTTTCCGGTTTTCCCGTAGGGCTCCGGCCATAATCATGAGGGCTTTCATTTTGACTACGCTGAAACCTTTGAACTTTATTTGACCGGTTTCCATGTTAACGTCGTATAGGGCACATTTTTCCCGTATTTCTTCGTACTCGTAGCGGGTTAAGCCTCTACATTGAAATTTTACGCCGTTGTATTCTACGGTTTTTTCTCCGGGTTTGAAGAAAACTTCGTTCACGGGTAGCTCGCCTCGCTGTCCACCACTACTATCTGACATGTTTTAGGTTTCAAAACCAGTTTTTGCAAATATACGGGTTCCTCCGGTAACGCGAAGTCCGGTTCCTCGATTAGACAATCGTTTAACTTTAATGTTAACGTGTCGTTTGCACCGCGTGTAAAAACTATTTCAACGTCGAAGGCTGTCTGCGGGTCGCTTAACCAGTTATCCCACCAAGAGGTGTCCGTTGGGTGAAACTCTACGACTAGGTCGTTTTCACGGCCGCCTTCCGGTAGAAAACTGGGTTTAGCGGACCCTAAATGGTACGCGTGGTCGTATTTCAAATTGTTGGAGAAAGTCCACGAGAAACTTTTAACGCTGCCTATACTGTTACCGCCGAAAGTTATACTGCTTACCTTCGCGAAACTGTAAGGTTTCGTTGTCACTTCTGCGACAGATGTGCGAGAAGTGTATTTTTTAACGTCCATGGCACTGCAGTCTACGCGAACCTTAAGGTCGTCGCCTTCAACACAGCTAATAGTCATCTTGTCGACTTTGCAGCCGAGGTAACGCCGCACAAAATTGATACTCGGCAAAGCCGCTTCCAATGTGAAGGTTGGCAGTTGGTCAGCGGGGTCAATGGTATGTGTATAAGGGCCCGACCCACTGTCTGTCACCGTGCCGAGACACATCGTTAGAAACTTGCCGTCTTGCGGATAATATTCGAAGGAAAAAGGAAACTCATATTTTCCTTCTGTTTGAATGTGGAAGTCTCTTTTTCCTGCATGCCGGTAACGGCGTATTTCACGTTTTTCTTTTGGCGGAAACTCTTTAACTATGCCGAGCCAAACGTTTGGTGTGGCTTCGGTTCCGGGCGAGGATTCACGTCCCCATGAAATATACCAAGGTCCGGTTGCATAGCTCATTTAGTTTTCACCTTCCTTTTTCTTAGGTTTTTTAGAGGGTTCTTTTACGATTTCAAAATTACCGGTTCCTAAAAGCTGCGTTAAACGCCAGCCTTCCGGCATATCCACTATTTCACCTTCACTTATGCTTAACAGGGCGTCCGCGTAATGTTTTATACCGTCTTTAAGCTTAATCTTAACCATTTTCATCACGTATAGACGCGAAATTCAAGTTCTATTGTTTTTCGGTGTAGGGTTTCGCTTCCCGGTGGCGGATTATGTCGTACAACCGGTATACGGCCGTCAAGCAAACCGTAATCAGTAAACTGGCTGCGTTTCTCCTTTATCTTCGCCAGTATCTCATCGGTTATTGTGTCCACTTGTTCTAGTTTAGTGGCGTAGACGTCGACGGCAATACGTATAGTGTGTTCAAACATGCTGCTATACGAACAAAGAGGTATGCCGGGAGAATCGATATGATAAACTAAGATAACCGGGTAGTAAACAGTTTTGCTGGCCCGCTGCGTCAAAACAAAGTAGCTTCCACTAGGCCGACTGCTGGCAGCGGGGTCCGTGATATTGTCTCGGAGAAAGTCGCGGACAAATAGCACCGTTTTTTTGATTATTTGGTTTGGGTCGATTGTGCTCATGTTACCACCAGTGTCACAAGTGTGACCTAAGGGAAAAGTCCGCCACCCGGCGAAACCAACCTAAAAAAACCTCGCAAACAACACATATAGCTTAACCGTTATCAAAACTAAACAACAAATAATAACATTATACATTCTATAATGTTCCCGGAATGTTATATATTGTACAATGTTTTCGGTCCGTAAATATAGCGACAAAATTCAGGAACCCCTCATTTACATTATATGAAATATAACAATTTGTATCGAAAAATTATATTTTTCATAATGTTACAGTCATAGTAAAGTTTATATATATGAATTACTATTATAGTAACATGGTGATGTAAATGGTATGGCAAAAAGTCATAGACGCGGCATACAATGATAAGGGTGACAAGTGCTTACTTTTACAAAATAAGGCTGGAAAAACCTATTGGATAAACCTTTATAAATTCACCGACCCCGAAGGAGCCGGCGAAAAAGTATTCAGATTTGTTCTTGAGTCTCAGACCGAAGGCCCCTTAGACGATATAATGGCCGAAGTCTGGATAAATATAAGTTTTTCACACAAATTTATAGTGGCTTGTAGATTACCTAAGCCTATAAAATCAGATAAAATAATAAATGCGAGATGGTAAAAATGGCTTGGCCATACTTTTGTGCAAACCGGGAAAAACATCCAAACGGCGAGGTTATTCAGATAAAGACTAACAAAATTAATCCCCGTTGTCCTTACTGCGGTGAAATCATGACTTTTGGCTGGTATTACAGCCACACAAACTACGACTATTAGTTTTTATTTTTTAACTAACTTTTTATTTTATACGTGTTTTGTTTATCAACATATTTATATAGGTTAAGTTATATATATAACATCGGGTGAGAAAATGATGAAAAAAATAAAAATGGAAGAAATAGTCAAGAAATGGGTTAAAAACTATTATACAACCGAGAAAGAATTCTCATTGAAACATCCGAAGCTCTACAAGGCTAATTTAGAGTTTTTTGAGGCTGTCAATGATTTACTCAGTGAAATTGTGGATTACGCTGTAAAATGGTTTTCACAGCATCCTAAGAGTGAGACCTTTGTGGTTTTTGATTATAATCAACTTTCCTGTTGGACACAAATAATTGTAAAGTTTACGCGAAACGGCGAGGTTTTCATTTTCAAAGCTTACCGTTACTCAGACAACTATAAAGTCGGAGAACAAGCACTATACATAAAAGACCTACTTACAGAAAAAATTTAACCCCTCAATATTTCTTTTATTTTGTTTTTTATCAGTCTTTTTACCAGTTTTTTATTTTTCATAAAAGCGGGACGCATGAATGGTTGCGGTTCGGTTCCTTGTTTTGCGATTTTTTGGGCGATGGCCCACGCGGCTTCTTCCGGCATACCGTGCAGGTGGGCCCAGCGTTTAAGCGGTTCCACCGGTGGAAAATGTGGCAACGTACCGTATTCGACGTAAGGAGCATAAAAAACATTTGTTCCGACTTCAACTTTGTTAAACGCTGTTTGCTCGATGTGTATGCTGGCTCTTAAACGACCGGTGTTAACGGGGCAAAACTGTTTAGCGTCAAACTCAATTATGTAGCCGGCAGCCATGAGAACCCGGCTTATTTCACGTTGCAGTTTCTCGGGTAGCTTTTGCATATCCACTTTGCTTTTTATTTTAACTTTCATGTTCATAGACATTTTATTTCACTTTTACCGGCGGCTGGTAAAACACGTCACATGTGTGACATGTCGTTCCGTCATGGGTGACGGAACGGTTATTGTTCTAGTTCTGTTAAGCTGATTTTTTTAACGGTTAGGCCGGCGTAGGTTGTGGTTTCCACTCGGGTTACGATGTATTTGTTTCCGTTGTATTCTAGGCGGTCGCCTTCTTCTACGTTTACGTCGCTGCTAACGTAGGCTTCGAAGTCTACGCCGCCGTATTTCTCGCCTTCGCTTCGCAGCTCTAAGCTTTTAGCCGTCATAGGTGTGACAAGTATTTTAACGGTTTCCTCCGTCCACGTGGAAGAAGACTCATCGAGCTCGTCGTAGTCGTTGTACATCGGTGAGCTAAGTTTTTTCAGTGTTGCGTCCACTCCAAGTTTTTTAATGAAAATATTTAGGGATTTCACCGGACCACACCAAAATTAGTAGTGTAGGTTTTTCTTGTATTTGTTTAGCCGGGTTTTCGCCCATTCCGGCAGTGTTTCCGGGGTTTCATAGCTTATGTTTACACCGTTTAAACTTATAGACGAGGCTATTCCGGCTTCAGCGTGTTTAAGCGGATATTTTTTCAGCCACTCAACACAAAGCTGAATACAAATAGTTTTAATTTCCGTGGGAACCGTGCTGTAACCGTACGAGTAGGTTACTTTAACCGCTTTTACCTTCGCCTTCCAGTACCATTTGTTCGGGTCCACATAACCGTTTGAAACCTTTACTAGGCGGCCGTCACGAAACCAAACGTAATGGGTGTTCTCCGTTAAGGTTGTACCGTCTTCCACGACCTCTGAAACCGCCGTTACAGGGTAGTTTTTCAACATTATGACGTTGTGGCCTTTTCCTTTCCCGTCGTAGTACTCTACGACGTTTTCATGTAACGTGAAGTCCCGGTTACAGTACGCGTCGATTAAAGCGGAAACATGGCTTATTATCAGCGACACCGATGGGTCCGGGTTTGAGTCAAACGTCGTGTCGAGGTATTTTTCGATGTCGTCTTGTGTACAGTAGTCTGTCACCGCCGCAGGCCTCCGTTTTAACTGTTAATTGTAAAAAAGGGTTAAGGTGTTTTGTGTTTTTTCATGTGCGAGTTCAACGCGTTCTGCGAGTCGAACTTTTTACCGCAAACCGGGCAAACATATTCTTTTTCCGGTGGTTTCTCCAGTTCCTCTATAAATTCGTTTATTTCTTCTTCGTAGGGTACCTTTAACTGTTTTAAGAGTTCTTTTGCGGCTGCGAACGGCAGTTTTTTCAACGCCGCTAAAATTCTCGGCCCAAGCTTCTTTTTCAACTCCGGGCTAACAAGTTTCTCGATGTCTTGTTCCTCGGGGAAAACCTCTTCGTAACCCATGTTTCTTAGTAAGATGGCGTCTTCCTCGTTGTCCACGGTGCAGAGATGGTTTTGGAAATAGAAGGCTTTGTCCGGTGTAGGCCTAGCTATTTCGTTTTTCCCCTCAGACCTAAAAGTCCAAGTTTTCTTACCCATTTTCTAGCCTCCTATTTATTTGTCGCCTATTACGATGCCGGCGACCGTCCCCGTATTCGTACTTGTTAAAGTTATAACGTTGCCGCTTACCGAGTAGGTTTCCAGTGCATTGCTGCAAATCAATATGGCTACGTCGATGCTTGAAAGCTCACTCACAGTCAGCGTGTCGTTTTGATTGTTTTTTGTTCCCTTTACGAAAACGCAATACTTGCTTAAATGTGGTGAAATTACTACTTGGGTTTTATTTGATACTTCAGCCATATTTTACCACACTCCTTTATGGTAGGTTTATTATTTTAGCACAGAATTGTTCCGCTTTAACTATGCCAACCTCGTAGACTTTTAGCATAAACTTGTAGCTGTCGTTGGTTCTCGCCAGTTCCTCCATGACCACGTCTTGCAGCACTCTCATCTCTATTACGCTGGTATCTAAGACTAAGAAAACCCGTTTCTGGGCGGTGTTAGGCATATTTCTGCAAGGCATGATTGGAATGCCGTCGAAGTTTATAGCCTTTATACCGTAGTTTAACGTCCCCGAAACGTCCATGTAGGTTATGTTTTGCTGCAGTAGCGATTTTATTTTGTTGAAGGTCCGCCAATCGGTTACCATAAGGTTGGGGTCTCCGCCGTGCTCAATACATTGTCTAATAGCGTCTCTTATGGCTGCGACGCTTATCTCAGTGGTGCCACCGTTATTCGTAATGTTGGTGGTTATTTGTTTTAGGATTCCGTCGTAGCCGTTAGCATTATAATCGTATATAGCTGTGTCGTCACCGGAGTTAGTTGTACCCCTCAATAAGGTTTTTTCTTCCTTTAACCGTAGGGCCTCGGTGTGAATTTTAATTTCCTGTTGCAACGCGTTTATGTATTCTTTGCTTGCGGCTACTGCAGGCCCGGTAAGTCGGCCCACAGAGTACAGGAACTTGATGTTAGCGGTTTTCTGCTCGTAGGTTGTGTCTGATTCATCTAGGGCGGCGTCTTCCGCCAGCCACGTGGCCGATGGCTTAGCGGTTATACGGTTGTATACCGCGGCTTTCCCGCGGTTAGTCACTCTCCTAATAACATCTAGGAACGGTGTTTTCTGCTTGGTTAGGTCTATGATTTCGGGGTCCACGTAGACCGGCACAATTGTGCCCACCGTGCTCAAAGTATAGGCTTTTTCGATGTCTGGTTCAAGCATTTTTCTCAGTTCTGGCCTTCTGTCGATTCCTCTCCATGGGTCCCAGTAGACGGTGCCGTCGTACAGGTCTTTGAAACAGATTCTATATGCGAGGTCGGACATAAAGTTTTCACTTATTCTTCCAAACACGGACATTACTCATCAACTCCAAAACGTTTTTTAAGAGCCATCTTCAAAATGCTTTCTTCTTTAGGTGTTTTTTCTTCTTGTTCGGGTGCCGCGTTCTCTTTCACGGCTTTCCTAACCGGTAGCTCTTTCAGTTTTTCTTCGACGGTTTTTTCGATTAGCGACTTAATTGTCACAGGTGTGACGTCCGCCTGTGCTTGGGCGGCCTCAGCTTGCTGTTCCTGTTTTTCCTGCCACAGGTCTCTCAAAACTTCTTCTATTTTTGCTAGGCGTTCCTCTATTGTTTTTATTCTTTCCTCCAAATTTGACTCCTCCGTTTCGGATTCTTCTCCTCCTTCTTGTTGTTCTTGTTGTTGAGAGGTCTCTTCGACCTCTTTAAACAAAATAAAGTCGACAAGTTCTTTTTCGACGTCGGGGTCAACCGCCTTTATTTTACCGGCCCGCCTACCAATATAGGCACACAATCGCTGGGCGTTTTCTTTTTTAAGACCCCGACATCTCATAAAGTACTCTACGCACCCGTCGAACCCGTTTTTAAAGGTTCCATCCGGGTTAACGTAACGGTCACGGCAACTACTACCTGCTTTCACGGTTTCTTGAGACGTTTCCTTCACCACCTCGGGTTTTTCAATTGAATCTAAACTTTTACTAAGCACTTCGATAAGGGTCTCCGGGTTCGCCGGAACATCCACCAAACTTACCTCGTATAGCTCCATTTTCGTTATTCTGCGGACCGGGCGGCCCAACGTCTTATCATAGTAGCGTTCGGCCTCTAATATTCGGCCGCCAATACTGTACGCTTTAAGTATGCCTTCTTTGACTAGTTGCCACGCTTCATCAGCCGCCTTAATCCCCTTCAAAATCTTAGCTTTAAGTCTTAGGCCTTTGTGGTCGATTTTAAGGTCCAACGCCTTACCAATAGGCTGCTTCTGATGCATGTAGCGTATCGTAGGGAACATCATGTATTTTTGGGCGGCCTCCTTCAACGCCTCACGTGTGACAATCTCATATTCCCGGTCCACCGTCTCCGTACTAGCATAACCCTCAATTATTCTTTGTTCGTCGTCGAGAATTTTCTGGTCGGTCGCCGTCATAACCGCTTGAAACGGCACACTCATCTTAATTATTTCACGTTCACCGCTCACTTCAGAAACCTCGCTGAAATAAATCTAACAAAATAAGCCGCAGCAATATATAATAAAATGCCGTAATAAACCCCGCAGCAAAAACTATAACATCTACAAAAACCAAGTTTAAAAGAAATTAAAAAACAAACACCAACCTAAAAAATTAAACAAAATAAAGGGGTTGGGGGTTGTCGGGTCTGGTGTGTCCGGGGTTGGGTTGTTTTATTTAAGGGTTTTTGTTGTTACTATTGTAGTAAAAGTTAGATGGGGTATATTTGTATGTATTTTGTTTGTTTTTCTTTTATTGCTAGGATTAGTTTTGCGTTTAGGGTTTTTGCTATTTGTATTTGTCGTTTCATTTGGGTTTTTGGGTAGTAGTTGTTTGTTTTACATTCGATTAATATTATTTCTTTTGTGTTTGGTTCTATTGCTATGAGGTCAATAGGTTTACTTCCTGCAAGTCTAAAAACTATATAGCCTTTATTTTCAAATCGCCGTTTGACCTTATATTCAAATTTTCTAGCATAAATCATTCTTGCTTTCTGAATCTTCCTGTTTTTCTCTTTTTCCAAAAGCTCGAAAAAACGTTTTTTCTGCAATATATTTAATTTGTTTTCCATTTTTATCACTTACATCTAAATGGGTGATATTATTCGGGTGAAGCCGCAGTTTGGGCATTTGTATTCTCTTGCTGGGATTAGTTCTGCTGAGGCTGCGTCGAAAAAATAGCATATTTTTGTTTTTAGTTTGTGGTTGCAGAGCGGGCAGACGTTAACTTTTAGAACATTCATTTAAGTGGGCCTCTTTTAGTTTTTTATGGGTTTCACGGTTGTCTGCGATTAGTATGGTGCCGCAGTAAGGGCACACCCAAATATAGGCTTCTCTATCCCTAAGCAGCGTGTTAAGTTCTTTTAGACCCATTTTTGCCACCATTTTTTATTATTCCGAAGAGTTTAAGCCAACTGTAAACGGCAAAATGAGTTACACCGAGTTCGTCGGCAATTTTACGCGTACTTAAACCGCTACTATATTTTTCCCGCAAATAATCATATATATTAATGTTGTATTTTTGTTCGAGTTCAATCATGGTCTTTGTTTTTTTGATGTAGCGGCCGTCTTCGGTTAGAATCGCGTTTTTACTTATTATTGGTACGATTGTGCAGCGGCAGTTTGGATGTAAGGGTGGTACGTCTATTTGGCCGAAACGCGGCGAAATAAACTTAGCTAGCAGCGGTACTTTTTGGTTGGCCATTTCAAGGCAGTCGGGACACGTACGGTCATCGTAGGTTACAATCCACTGTTTGCCTTCGACCACGTCTGATTTTTGGTAGCCGATTAAACGGCCCATATTCGACGCTCTTATTGTCTCGGTGCGTGCGATTCTCTCGGCTTCCCAGTCCGTTAACGTGCTAAACTCCTCTTTTATCAGCTCGCCCATTTTATCTATTGATAGGCCGGTTTGCAGGCCTTCGATTAAAACGTTTCTTATACGGTCTCTTACTTGTTCATATTTGGATGTGGCTAAGAGCTGCGTATAGGTTTCAATGTAATGTACGGCTAACGGGTCCTCCAAGTCGAAGGTGGCCTCTAAGTTGAGTTCTTGGGCGGCTTTACGGAAACCTAGCAAAATGGCGTTTAACATGTATTTTTTAAGGAACTCTTTGAACTCTTGGGCGTGGCCGCTTAAAACCTTTTCAATAAGGTCCCGGAAAACTTTAACATCCTTTTCCAGTAGGGGTTTACCGTTAAGCTGTTTCATGGCTTCCGCGAATTTCTCGCTTTTAAGGAAATTTATGAGTTCGTTTACATGTTTTTTAAAAAGTTTTTGTAGGTCTTCGGTGAACTTTTTTTCGAAGGTTTTTAGGCCCCATATTTCCCGTGGGTCCCGTGGGTCGCTGCTTGGGTTGGGGAGTTTGTAGAATTCGTCGCGGTGTGTCACATGTGTGACATTGGTCTCGGTGTTCTCGCTCGGTATAATGGGATTATCGGTTGTTAGGGCTTTTTTATTTGCGAGTGTTATTGGCGGTATTGATGGTTGTGTTCCGGTTACGGATTCGAACGGGTAGTTTTGCGGCATAAAAAGGGGTCTGTTTCCCCATGGAACCGGGTCTAACCCCATTTCTCGGCGGACTTCGTTTATTGTTTTAAGGCCGGTTCTTATTTCACGTTCCCATATTGCTATTTGCCGTTCTTTTTCGAAACGGTCGCGGTGCGGTGCAAACTTAAACATAACGTCGTCGAAACCGAACTCCGGAATAATCTCCGTGTTAATGTGATATTCTAAAAGTCTCAGTAAGGGTCCTAGTCCTTTACGTCGGAAAACTTCGCTTTGCTCCTCGCTTGTGGCCCGGTTAACTGTCTCCGTTAATCCCAGCTCGTTCGGTGTAACTTTGAACGCGGCCATTACGAGCTTGAAATACCATCTTTGACTTTCTAAGAACTGCATTTCTTTATTTGTAAGCGTAAACTGCTGCCATTTAAAATCACGGTTAATGATAGGTAGTTTGTGGGGTTTTCCTTTTACTTCGGTTTCCCACCATCTAATAAAGTTCTCAAACTCTGTTTCACTTATGTCCAATAAAGATAGTACGCCGCTGGGTATGCTTTCGCTGAAATATTTCTCGTTCCACTCTAAGCTTTTAATTAAGGTTTTTACGACGGTTAAAATGGATTGTACAGGTGAGAAACCGTAACAAGAATAAGAACGCGGATTTTGCATAATATAGACGATTTCTTTTTCCGTGAAAAATATCGGTTTTGATTGCGGGTTTTTAAAACTATACTGATAGTAGCCCTGTACCACGCCGTGTTCATCAACCTTTTTAAGAAATGTGGCTCCGTCTGCGGCGTAAATTTCACGTAGTTGGCTTTTTTCGTCGAAAACCTTAACGATAACACCGGCATCTATCTCCAAGATGTCTCTTACGACTTGCCGTAATATTTGTTCGAAGCTTTCATCGTTAATGTTGGGGTTTTCGAAAAACCGTTTAACTATACGGCAGTGTTCTAAAACGATGGGGTTGTTGACGTGTTTCGGGTCCTTTGGAACAATGTCCCATTCTACGCTGCAAACCTCGTCGATAAGAGTGTCGATACATATTCGGCACCACGCGGTTTGAGCCATTTCCCGTATTTCGTAGATGTTTACTTTCCGCGGGACACCGTAAGGTGCACGCCAAAACCAGTGGGGCGTAACGGTTTTACGGTAACTTCTTTTTTCTTTTACACCTTGATAAACCGTTATATTTTGATAGGCGGCGTCGACTACGCCCTTCTCCACCGTATCATAGGTTAATGTAGGGTTTTGTTTCGACCGTTTAAAAAACTTGAATATACGCGACATATTATTTTATTCCGCATTATTTTTTATAAAATTATTGTGTCACGTTTAAATCTACAAGTTTATGTCCACACTTAGGGCATTTACCGCCGCTACAAATTAAATCTATTAAACTTGTTTTCACGCCGCAAGCACATTTAAAATAGATGTGGCCGCTTAGTTCTGTTTTTATTTTTTGTAAAACATTAAAGTCTAATAGGTTCGTGTTAAGCTCAGTTGTGCCGGTTCCAGTCACCGGACGAGGGATAGCAGAGGGTGGATAGTTAAAACGGTGCTTCCAGCTTGGCACAACCATCATCATCGCCTATATTTTAAATCCAATTTACAATTATAATAATAATTATAATGATTATTATTGTTGCGAGCCCTGTAAATAGAATCGCGTTTCTATATGCTTGTTCCACCTTTTTCATTTCTATGCCTCCACGTTTACACCTAAAACGGCTAACGCGTTTTTCACAATTTCAGCTCGTTCAGTGTCGCCTTCCTCTAGGAACCGTTTATAGAGTTTTTTACAGTAGTCTTGTAGGTGTTTTGGCATGGTTGATTGTTTGCCTTCTAATAGTGATTTCACTATTTCGCCGAGGGTTTTACGTTGGCCCTTTTTCTTGAGTTGAAGTTGTAGTTCTAAAAGTTTGACATGGGTATATTCGTCTACTTTTATAGTCGGCAACTTTTACACCTTTATATTTTTATAAAAGTATACCGGTATACTTTTATAAATTTGTATTTTTATATTTTTCTAACCGGCTACTTGTCTACTTGTTCAAAAAATTCTTTGGTCGGTGTAGTGTATTTTGCTTTCAGCCGTTTAACCGTGAAATAACAGTTTTTAGGCCGTTTACTGCCGTAAGGACAACGATGAGGTATTGGGTTTGTGCCGCCGGTCCAATACGGATTTTCATCCCAATGGTTACGCCAATCACAAACATAGTAGAATTCGAGCTGGTCTATCCACACTATTTGATGGGCCTTACGCTTTTTTCCTTCCAGTTCACATAGCTCGCAGTTCTTATGTGGAAGCTGGTCGTAAGCGTACTGTTTCCAAGCCTCCCAGCAACTCAAACAAACATCTTCTTTTTTACTCGTATTTCCACGGCTCGTCATATTTTTTCAACTCGTAAATGTTTTTCTCTAAGGTTAAAATTATTTCAGCTAATGTTTTTTCTTTATCTAAAAAATGGAACAAACGGTATTTACCATCTTCACAACTTACCCATGAAAGTTGTTTACGGTCGAGGTTTAAAACTTTAGCTGTTGTTTTTAGCCACGCATCTAACCGTTTTCTTATTTGTTTTGAAAGTATTTTAGACACGCTCCTCGATTACTTCGAGTTTTCCGCCGCAGTACCGGCACCGCCATAACAGTTGTTGTGCGATGTTTTCCGGGTAGGTTACCCTGCACTTGGGGCAGCGGCCCCACCGGATAACCCGGGTTCCTTCAAGCCGTTTTTTCAGTTTTTTGTGTTCCGGAGTCATCATCGTGGGGATAAATACTGGCAGCGGTATTTGCGGGTTTCCGGGCCAGTGACGTTCAAGATACTCTTTGAACGCTCTTAATGCGAGTTCGCTGAAGCTTATTTGTTCCCGTTTAGCCAGTTTACGCATTTTCTCATATACGTCTCGTTCTTCTTCTATTACTTGCAGTAAAATTTGCTTAGGAACGCCTTTTTTTAAAGGTCTAGGCATTTTTCACCCTCCGAAAGTCTTTTTTCAAGAAAATAAATATAGGTTGGGCATAGCCGCCAGTACTCGTCTATTAAGGTTTCATCGGGATACAAAATGAAGTCGCAGTACTGGCCGCTAAGCTTACATTTTTTTGTGTCGGTTAAATAGGGACATTTTTTAGACATTTGTAAACCCCACCTTTGTTTCCAGTGGAACTTAACTTGGGCCTGTTTGCTAAGTTAAGTTATTAATATATATTAATAGTTAATATATATTAATGTTGAGTTTAGTTTATGGGTTTTTCCAGTGGATGCAGTGGAAATAAAGGGGTTATAACAGTGTTTCAGTTTTCCGACGTTAAAAAGAAAATAAAAAACCGGGTTAAGTTAAGGGTTTTCGACCTTTACTTCGTTAGGAAGTTCGCAAGACCTATACTTCCACTGGAAAATGTCACACGTGTGACATCACAGAAAGTGGTGCAACTTACTAACCTTAGACAACTGAAACCACGCCAACACATCTTCAACACTATTTGTTAAGAGCCGTCTAATGGCTTCGAAAAGATATTTTGCTCCTTTTGCCGGCGGCGGATAAAGCTTTTGTTCATTTTCAAAAAAGAATTTGATTAAGGTGAAAAGTTCACGGTAAGTTATTTGTTCCCAGCCGTCCGTCTTAACCAAAACAATCTTATCGTTAACGGTTTTATTTCCCGGTTTAAACTTAAACTCCATTATTTATTCACCTTTATAGTGCGATAAATCTACCCATGGCTGAACATAGCCACAATAAGGGCAAACCGCTAAGTCTGCGGGAATAGCAGCTTCGCATTTCGGGCAAAATTTAAACTCTTTTTTCTTTGTTTTTTCCACGTGACATACCGTGTCGTCCAACCGTCTAAGACTGTACAAATATAAGATAAACGCTAATAGCCACGTTAATTCAATGAAAGGAGTATTTACATCAAGTATGTCGCTGGGGTCCGGTATAATCGCCAATAAAAAAATAAGAAAAATAATGAAAAACTCATGTTTTCTTAGTCTTATTTTAATCACCCAGCTCGTTTATTGGAATTATGTATTGGCCGTTTTCACCAACAACCATTAAAAAGATTACTTGATTGTTTGTTTCCGCTATTTTCTTTAACGCTTCCACTAAGATATATAGTTGGGCGACTTCACTCGCGTTCATGCCGCATTTTTCTGCTATAAGAGCAATAGCCTCGGCGGTTGCGTTTGCTTGTATAAGTGTGGCGTTTGCATTTGCCTGAGCGGTTATTATAACTGTGTTGGCTCGGTACATTGCCGCTATCATTTCTTGTTCCGCTGCTAACTTATCTTCAATTGCATCAATAAATTTTTGCGGCAGAGCTATCTCGCGTAAGTCTAGTTCTTCTAAGATAACCGCGTTTAACAGTGTTCTGTCGGCTGTTAACCGGTTTTCAAACTCGTTATAAAGTATGGTTCCTATTTCAGCACGTTTCTCAATCGTTTCAATAGCTGAATAATTAGCAATAACATCTCTTACCGTTTCACGTAGAATGCTGGCTATTGTTGTCATTTTCCAATTTAACATGGGATAGTTTTTGTATAGTTCAAGTACTTTATTCGGGTCTAGTCGCCATCGCGCCATAATGTCGACTTCCACGCTTAAACCGTCACGTGTTAAACATGGTATCGCCGGGTAGTCGCCGGTTGCGTTTCTCTCGGACCACATTTCTAAACTGTCTACTGCTACATACACATATTTTACACTGGCCCAAGGTGCTTTTTTGAAAAACAAATAAGCAGCGTAGGTTCCGTCACCAACCGCCCACATTTCTTGGCTAATCGGGTCAATAATAATAGCCGTATAACCAACCTTAACATGCACGGTTGTGCACACTATAAGTATCGGTGTCCCTATAAGTACAAAAAGTACCAGTACTGCAACCGTGCTTTTCAAAACGTTTTTTATTTTGGAACGCTTAAATATTCGTTTTTCATTCCACATTTATTTTTCACCTCCCTTTAGGTTTATAATAGGGGCAGAAGTTTGGTTTTTCGGGTGCGTGGCCTTTACGGAGACAGTCTTCCAGCCACTCGCACCCGTGGCATATAAGTTTTTCACGGGGCTTTACGGACGTGTAATATTCGCCCCGCGTTATTTTTCTAACACGGTACAGGTAGCGGGCGGAAAAACTGCCGTAATATTTTTTCACTTCGTCGACCCATTCACGTACGGTTTTAAACCCGGAGTTTTCCACGTAGCTTTCCAGTTCTTCGGGTGATTCGATTTTCTTCACGAATTTAATGTAAACGTAACATAGAAACTCTACGTATCGCCGTTTAAAGCTTCCTTTAACAGCTTTTGCTTTTCCTTCCCGCCTCGGGTAACGTAACGTGTAAACAAAACCGTGTTTAAGCAGGTGTTCCCGCGGACCCTTACTGTTAAAAAATATAACTCCGTTTTTCGGCCGCTTCACCTGCTCTCACCTCTACTTTTTTCGCGGACCCACATTCGACGAGCTGAAACCCATTTAAACCCGATTTTCCTAAGTTTTTCGTTTATGTTGTTCCATGCGTCGCGGCCCAGCCAGCCGCTCGGTATAATTATGTCTTTGTTTTCCGTAGACGTGAAGGAAACTTTACGTCGCTCTTCCGCTGAAAGAACGCTCTTAGGACACACGGTTAGAGTGGGTTGTTCTACTGGTTTTTCCGGCGGCCCGAAAAGACTAAGCTTTAAAATCATTTTCATGGTTGCAAGCACAGCTATACGGTGCTCCCTCTTGTCTTCTTCTTTGAGGTTAGGGAACCATTTATCTACGAGTTCAACCGCCAAACTATGGATGGCTTCCATTTTTTCTTTTTCGTTTATTTTTCCCACCACGCTTTTCGAAGTGTTTTAACATTAACATTCGTGAATTTTTTAAGCTCGGAAATTAGCCACTTGGTTTTTTCCAGCTCGGGTTCCGGTAGCTTATGGTTGTAGTTGTCGTAGCCCACGTAGACCGTTCGCGGATTTATTTTTTCTAGGAAGTTAACGAACACGTTGTTGAAATCTAAAATCGGCTCTATTGCTATGAACTTATCATCCCACGGCAGTTTTTTCATTGCCAATAGACGTTCCATTGGGTGCGGTGCGTCGCTTACATCCCAGTCTCGGTCGCTTTCAATAGTGGCCCCTAAAATAACGTTCGACGGGAAAAGTTCGAGAAAATCAAAATATCTTAAAGGGTTTTTTGTTAAAAGAAGAAACCGGCTGTCCGGGTTTTTTTCAATGGTATGTAAAACCTGTACAATCCACGTGTCCGGAACCTCGTAACAAAACAAGTCACCCATGTCGACCACAAAAACTATTTTATTTTTAAACCGACGGTTCAAACGCTCAGGATGTAAATGTGGAACAAACCTGTAACATTTTTTGCAGCGGTTTTTTTGACGCCTAGCTAAACGGCGAGCCCAACAGTAACAACAATTATGTGTGCAGCCGACCACAGGGTTCCATGTAACTTTAACCATGCTAAACATGCGGCTTGTCAATTCTCACACCTCGAGCATACATGTAAATGTCTTCAAAGTTTTTGAAAAGCATTAGAAAACCGCCGTAAGGCACAATACGCGGATAAATACATCTAACATATAGATGTTTACCGCGTCTAAGGTAGCCGTTGAAGTGAGGGCAGCCTTGGCAGTGTTTTAGCACGTTGACCGTGCTGTCGGATTTAAAACATGTCTCACGTGTGACTTCCACGAACGCCACGCGACTAGCAACATTAAACTTAACCCTTCTAATGTGTTCGTTTTCCATTTTGGGCGGCTGGATGAGTGAGGGAGGGGAGTATGAACGGAAACAAAAAAAAGTTGAACACAACAGGTTTACATCCAACCTTTACCCACCTATTTTATTTTAACCGCTCCCGGTATGAATATCGGCCTATCAGTATTGTAGCCGAAATCACGTTTACAATGTTCACATGTCCATCTCCAAGCGAGAATTGTGCCGCATATCTTTACGCCGCGGCCAAACTTCCAAATAGTTGTTTCTATCGGTGCGTATCCTAGTACAATCATTTTAACGCTGCCTTTCCGCCCACATTTAGGGCAATCATAACTGTCGAAGACCATTTTAACCGCCTTCCCTCCGCTTGGTGCATATAAATCTCAACGTTAAAACAAACGAAAAACCCACTTGATGTCAATGAACATTCTTCCATTCTGATTTCTTTGAAAAACTGTTTAGCAGTATAATCATCTAGGATTTCTTTGATTTTATTCATAAAATCAGTTAGAAAATCTATTTCTTTACTCACTTAAAGCACCTCGCTTTTTCTAATTTTTTCTATTTCTTCTTTACTCGGCTTTTTATTCAATAAACAGCGATAAACTTTGATTTTGTCGTAGGGATATTTTGGGTTAATTGGTTTTCTTTCTACTTCTTCTATCCAGCCCTGTTGTTCAAAGCGTTTAACAAGTATGCCTAAGTCTCGTAGCAAATGGTCGTAAGCGTATTTATCTAAGCCGGTGGCTTCACGTAAATCCCTTATCGTAAAAGTGTCACCGTAATTTAAACTGGCAATATAATTAGCAATGATATTTAACAGGTCTTCACGGGTCCCTTTAAAAACCGGCTTAACTGGTTTACTCGGTTTATATGGTTCGATTGGCATGGGTTCCGGTGGTCTTACCGGCGGTTCCTCCGGTAAAGTTTGAATACCTAAAAGTTTACCCGGGTTTTCTTTTCTCCTTGGTTTTTCACGTTTAACCGGCAACGGTTTAAGCGGAACACCTACCAAAAAAGTTTTACCGCAAAACGGACAAGTAACTTTGAAAGCGTTTTCAATAGGTTCCAGCTCTTCAAACATCGGTACTTCACCCACTTTAACCGCCTTCTTTCAGTTTTTTTCTAACCTTCAAAAAAAGAACAACATCTTCCTCCAACAAATCAGCGTTCCTAATGCGGCTTAAAAGTACACGTAGCAGAAGAGTGTTTTTCTCGGTGCCGTCAAGATACTTTTTGAGGGCCTCTTTTTCACGTGGACTAAAAATATATGTTCTCATGACCACCACCTTTAGTTTTTTCACTACAATATAGTAACCGTAACGTTTATATATATTATGTTACTATAATAGTAACGGTGATAAAAATGTTTTGTAGATATTGCGGTTGGTTTGGACCAATAGAACAAGTAAAAAAACGGGAAGAAGAACATTACGGCCGTCCGTGGATTATTTTTTCATGTCCACGGTGCGGGGCCGACATAGCTTATTCATTTAAAGAAGATGTCCCGAAAACTATGATAATAAAATATACAAATGTTGACCCACCGCCAGACGAGGAGTACTTCTGGTCAGAATTTGTTACAGATGAATGCGATTTAGAAGCAGTAAACTTTATTGTTTGGCTTTGTAGTGAACAAGGCTGGTTTGATACAGAAAAATATGCTGCTGCAACAAACACGTTGTGGATAAAAATTAGCTTAAAATAATTTTTTATTTTTTAGTATGGCCATTCACTTAGTATATACAGGTTTTTTTGTTGTCTTGTTAGCATGACTAGTTCTGGGAGATATGTTTTTTCCGGTAGTTCTACGCAGAAGTTTACGTCTTCTACTTGGCCCAGCGGATTGACTAAAACTTTGTATGGTGTGTCGACTTCGGGGTCTCTTATTTCGAAAACTGTTTTTCCACCGGCAAGTACTTTAAGCGGCTGGTATTCGATGTTTAGCAGGTTTAGTAGTGTAAATATTTTTTCTCGGCTTAGCTGATTTACCTCGGCGATACGTAGTAGTGCTTTTACTTCTTTTTCAGTTAAGGCTCTAAGCATTATTAAGGGCAGGAAAATCGGGGTTCTAGGGCCTTTAAGCGTTATACCCATAGCATAACAGTTATTCAACGTTTCCGCGGCCTCATAGTCCGGAAAAACATATATGTACGGCGGTACGATTTCACGGGTTTTAAGCTGTGGATTTAAAGCCTCATTTACTATAAATCGGCGGCGAAACTTTAAATCTCTTAAACGATATATTATAGCTGCCGGCCGATAAATCCATGAATCAACAAGACCGACAAACATATTAAAATGGTTATCTGGCGATTTATAGCCTAAAATACGGGTTCCATCACTATTGTAAAAAACGGGAAAACGTGAATAACCTATTATAGCTAACATCTTCATTTACCTCGTAGCCTTTTACCATAATTGTTTATGTCACGTTTAAGTTGTGCAACCCGCACCTTATCTTTTAAATCTATTATGAACGCTGTTTTCTCGTTTTTTTCAAGCCATTGCTTAAACGCGTAATATGTGTATGCTGCTGCCATGAGTCCTAGGCCGCGGAACTCTAAGCGGCTGCAAACATCCCGTATTTTTTCAAGCTCTTTTTTTACTTTGGCGATTTTACCGGGGTCCACGGGGACCATTACCCATTCACCCCAATCAATGTAAACATGATTTTCCGTGACCCCGATAAAAAGACTAGGTGTACGTGTATATGTTATGTAGCCTTTCGCCATTAGCCGCGACTCAATGTTATCGAAAGTTACAAAAACAAAGTCGGGTTTAAACCGTTTATGCAGTTCAATTAGCTGCGACGCCTTTTTCACATGTAGGTGTCTCGGTACAACCGTAACCGATGACAACACCTGTATTAAAGCGGCTAAAGCTGAAACTTTACGTTTACCTTCATAGCCTTTAGGAAAAATACTGCTTTCATAGTTGCCGCGTTCAATCTTATCGCCATCGATTAAGATTATTTCACTGGCGTGCGGTAAAATAAAAGGTATTATGTGGCTTGCTAGGAAGCCGCAGCCCAAGAACATTA